CTGGTGGTACTGGTATGCAAGGCCCTCCTGGGCTTAATGGAGATCAAGGCTTAGATGGAGATATGGGGCCTCCAGGAACTCAAGGGCCTCCAGGAGCTGATGGTGTTCAAGGTATTCAGGGTATACAAGGAATACAAGGAATACAAGGGGAACCAGGTATACAAGGTATTCCTGGAATAGATGGAGTAGATGGAATAGATGGTCAAAGTGGAATAGTGTTCTTAGTAGAGGAGATTTCTAATAATCCCGAACCTCTTCTAGGAATTCCATCTACTCAGAATAGCTCTTTAGAAATCATTCCCGCCTGGATAAGGCGTTTTGCAGCAGCTCACTGATTTAGGAGAAATATCATGGCAGCAAATAAAGTAATTCGTATTGGCCCGATTGCATTAACCACCACTCTTACCACTAATATCCTTAATCCGCCAGCAGTGTCTGGTGGTGTAGGTCATACTGGTAATACTGCAACCTACATTATTCTACGACATGTTCGTATTTATAATAAGGGTGCAGCAGCTGTTACCTTCTCTTTGTGGTTGGGGGCTACTGGTGGTAACGTAGCTGGTACTGAAGTTATTGGTTCTGCAATGTCTATTGCAGCTAAAGGCTATCATGACTGGTATGGCTATCTTCGTCTTGATGCAGCAGATTTCTTGGTAGGTGGAGCAAGTGCTGCTACCTCTCTTACCTTCCAAGCTGAAGGTGAAATTGGCGTTGCTGGTTAATGAGGTAATAAGATGATTCGTCTAGACTCAACTCTTCGTAAGATTGAGGTAGTATTAGCAGCTGCAGTAGCAACTACTCAACCTGCTTTTACGGCGGGTTGGTCAGACGCTACCTCCTCTGATTATGTTGGTGGCACTAGCTTCGGTGTCACCAACTCTTCTACTCCTGTTATACTAGTAGCAGCTCCTGCTGCTAGTGTTGTTAGAGATATAGATAATATCTCTCTAGTAAATAGGGATTCTGCCCCTATCACAGTTACTATCAACCTAGTTGATAACGTAACTTCATATCCTTTGTTTAAATGCTCTTTAGCTGCTGGGGATAATCTTTCATATACACATTCTAATGGATGGCAAGTAGTAGATGCAAGTGGTAATATTAAGTTATTAGGAAGCTTAGTAGCTCAACTAAGAGCTCAGTTAGGCCTGTCCGCTACACCAGCTAATAACTTCACCTTCGATGCAAGTGCCAACAACGGCACTATGAAGTTGGCTAGAGGAAATGCCGGAGCTACTACACAAGACCTGCTTACAGTATCAGCCGCTAATCTTATAACAGGGGCGAGCGGTGCTACTCTTATTGGGAATGGCGGGCACTTCGTTGCAGATATCGCAGCCTCAGGATCGGCTAATGGTGTTGTTAACTTCGGTGGTATTTTAACTAACATGTCCCTAAGTAGTGGGACTTGGACAGCAAATAAGTTGACTCCTAATATTCCTGGGTATTACCAGTGCAATATAACTATACAAATGCAAGCTGGTACGTCTATATCGTACTGCTCTGTGGCTGTTCGCAAGAATGGTAGTTCAGTGATGCAGGGTATAGCTGGAGCGTATGCCACCTTATACTCTAAGCCAAATGCATCTGGGTTGATATATATGAACGGTACTACTGATTACTTTGAGTTCTTCCACGACGTATCGTTTGTTGGTGCTGTCAGTATCATCGGTGGCAGTGTATCCGCATACTTGGTGAGGTCAGCATAATGACAACTAAAATTCAAAGCAACGTCGATGGCTCCAGTGATATTCTCAACGGGGCTGTGATCGCTGCCCATATTGATTCTACGGGAAATGTCTGGATTATAGTGGAGAACTTTGCTGATGACACCGCAGCATCAGCAGGTGGCGTTCCTATCGGAGGATTATATCGTACAGGAGCAACTGTAAAATGTCGTATTGTATAAATATATTTAGATACTCTTTCTACACTCTCCTATACGTTCCTCTTCTCCTAATCCTCTGGCTCTCATCTCCTCTCCTAGTCTTATTCCGAGAATGGCACTTAGGTCAAATCAATAACAATAGCTCAAGTGCAGTAGAGCCTCGTCTCCCCTCATATCTTTCTTGGGCTATGACACCTGACAATAGCTTATGGGGGGATGATGGATGGAAGAAGAAAAATCCTAATTACACCTCCTACTGGTCTATGGTAAGATGGCTTTATCGTAATCCAGCATATGGATTAGCTACATCTCTTTTATCACTTTCTATCACTTCCTTGTTTTTATGGCAGAAGAGATTTTCTTTCCTAATTCCTTATACTAGCAAAATCTGTTTGTGTAAGTTTGGATGGCAGATTGAGAATCCTCAGCATGGTAGGGTAATGTACCTACTATCTATTAGGTTTAAATCTAAGGACTATCTATGACAAGCCCTCTGTCTCTAGAAAGACGCCAAGTTCCTAATAATCTTATAGTGGAGCTAATGTCTCAAATAGATAATAAGTTAGACAATGTCATAGAATCTAATAGAGATTTTCGAGAATCTATCCTAAGAATGGAAGAGGCTTTTCCTGATAAAGACTTCCAAAGTCACAGAGAATATCATGAAGCTGAAATCGCTAGTATTCAAGCCAGAAAAGCTTTTTATGATAAACTTACATTTGAGCTAACTAAGTGGGGCTTGATAGGATTTGCTGCTTGGTTATTCATTGATGCTTGGAAAGCTTTTCTTAAAGGGCCAGGATAATGAAAAGACTTGTAATGTCTAGATTCGATTCTTCCTCTGAAGGAACATTCTCTTCCTTGAAGTGTGAGAATCTAGTCTTGTTTGCTACTGAACGCCCTTGGCTTAATAATATCAAGCAAGAGAGTTGTATTCCTGCTGGTACTTATGAAGTAAAATGGCATAAAAGTCCTAAGTTTGGAATGTGCTATAAGGTTCAGAACGTTCCTAATCGTGGTGATATTCTTATCCATCCAGGTAATTATTACTGGCATTCTTATGGGTGTATTCTCCCAGCCATGAAGTTAGGATACTTAGATGGTAAGAAGGCTGGTCTAATATCTCAGCCTGCTGTTCGTCGTTTGAATGAATTCTTTAACAAAGAAACTTTTATCTTGGAGATTAGAGATGATTATCTCAGCACTTCTATCGCTACTGAGTAGTGGCGCAGTTGGTTCCTTAGTAGGTCTTATCGGTGGTTACTTCAACCGTAAGCTTGATCTGCAGGCTAAGGATAAAGATCATGCCTTTGAGCTAGCTAAGCTAGACAAAGATTTAGAATTCATGAAGACAGAATATGAGCAAAAAACGAGAGTGGCTACTATCGAAGGTGAGACAGCTGAAACTGTGGCTGGCTATAATGCGATGGCTGCTTCCTACTCATATGCTCCTATTACTGGGGATTCTGGTATTGATAAGTTCAGCAAGATTATTCGTCCTATTCTTACCCTTGCCTTCTTTGTATTCACCTTATATATTTTCATTCAAGTATCCTCTCTAGTAAATACTAACCCTCTTACTCAAGAGGAGGTAGCTAAGGTATATCAGACTCTTGTAGAATGGGTTCTGTTCCAAGCTGGTGTTAGTATTGGCTGGTGGTTTGCTATGCGTCCTGGTAAGACGCCTATTGGAGGTAAGTAACATGGATATCAAAGAAGCTCTCAATACCTTACTGCAGTCTATCGTAGGTGGTATGGATAAGACTGTAAAGGGTAAAGGCAAGGATGCACAACTAGGAGATAATGCTAGTGCAGTGCAAGTTCCCAATCTTATGGGGATGCGTCGTGCCTATAATGACTATGCAATCAATGCCGCTTCAAATGGAGAAGATCCTATGCCATTTGAATACTGGGCAAGTCAACAGAGGTAATCATGTCATCTACTAGCCAACGCTATCCTTTATCTACACCGGATGGAGTAGCGATTCCGCTAGAAATCTTACGGCCGCACTCCTATGTAAAGAAGTCTTTTACATCGGGTGCGGCTTCTGCTGTTGTGGCGGTTCCTGGTAATGTGGAAATTGCTATCTTATCAGCAGATCAGGATTGTCTAGTGTGCTTCGGTGGGACTGCTGCTGTGCCAGCAGATAACACTAACGTAGCAAATGTCATATTCGTACCTCAAGGCGTGCGAGTATGTGTAGCTCCTACTGCAGATAATTTCACTGTAATAGGTGAGACTGCTTCAGGAGGTTTAAGAATTCAGTTTGTAGATAAGTGGGCAGGCTTAGCAGTTCAAACCCAATATCAGAAACGCTAATTACGAGGTAATGTCATGGCTCAAGTAGTTAAGATCATTGATCTAAGCAAGTCTTACATTCCAGGGGATCCTAATTCTTTCCCAAATAATCTGGAATTCACTGCTCAAGAGGATAGTCCTGAGAAGGCTAATCCCATAATGCCATATGAAGGGTTCAATTTCTTACCTACTTCCTATGGCTATCGCTCCTATTTTGGCACAACCCCGGCTCTCACTTTAGAAGCTCTTCCCAAACCTTGTGATGAGATTCTTACTATCCAGTCCGATACTTATCAGAACATGCTTGTTGCTCTGTGTTCTGACGGCATTCGCACGGCCACAGCTGGTTCTACTGTATGGACATTAGCCATCTCCTTACCAGACGACTGGACGACATCTTCTACTTATCGTGCATATACCTGGTGTGTAATTGAGAATCATCTATATATCTATCGTCAAGGATACTCTAAGGTTATCAAAGTAGCTTCCAACCTAGCTATTACAGAATTCACTCCTTCTTTCCTTAATATGGCGGGTCAGATGGGTATCTTCCGTGGTAATGGTAGACTCTGTTTCTGGGATTCTGCCAACTCTGTAGCTTGGTCATCTGTATTTGATCTAACCGACTTTACTCCTTCTATTGAGAATATGGTAGGTAACTCTACCTTCCTAGGAGTTCAGGGTCGTATTGTAACTATCCTTCCACATGGCGATGGTTATATTATCTATTCCACGCGTAGTATTGTTGGTGTGACATATTCTACCTTAGGAAGTTTAGTATGGGATGCCAAGACCATTACATCTTCTGGTGGTATTATTCACCCGAAAGCTGCTTGTATTGGTCAGAATAATCAAGAGCATTTTGCTTACACCACTCTTGGTATCGTATCTATTGGGCATTTCAATGCACTATCCACGCAATACGACATGAAGGTTATTCTTCCTGAGTTATTCGATTACTTGAAAGAATCTCGTAGTCCTGTATACTTACAATGTCATGCAGCACGCTTCCTTTACTTCTCCCTTATTGATGACAGCTATATAAATGGTATCACATCCTTTACAGATGTAATTATACCTTCCCTGCAAGCACAGCCCATTATTATTGATAGTGCTTGGATGACTGATCTTAACTATGGGCCAGGGGATACTATCTTTAAGACTCTAGATTCTTTTTTCCGTGATCCTAAAGGTGATTTGCATCCTGACTATACTGCTAACTCTTACCAAGTTCCTAGGTGGGTAGTTACTAGCGCTGGGGGTAAAACTGATCTCACGGCAAGGTTAAGAGGATTTATAAAAGCTACTGAGGAGAGCCAATTCTCTCCTGCACGTAAATTTATTGAGGGTGGAAGTCCTCCCTACCACTCAGATGATGTTATAAAAACATTGGTGCTATCTGTTGCTTCTATCATTGTTAATGACATGACTTCCGCTTTCTTATTATCTATAGTAGCAGACAATTTTTATGGGACAAATTTAGATTATCAGGTACATCAACATCTATATCCATACTCCGATATTCCCTTTCATGCGAGTAATCCACATCATAATACTTGCTGGGATACTTTTTTTGAGCTTCTTTCTAAGTATAAAGAAACCTCTGAATTAAATAAGCAGTATGAAACAGCTGCTATAGCAGCTTTCAATGGTGTAACTATTGATAGGAATTACTGGATTCTTACTAATGCTGCTGGAACCTTAGACCTTAATTGGGTAGAGCCGGAGCCAATTATTATTCCAAAAAAGAGTCCATCCATTCGTATTACTCTTGATGCCACTACTGCATATCCAACATTACAGCTAGACTATATAGATACGAAAGGATCTAGAATTATAGCTTCTGTAGCTAGATCTATTATATCTAGTAATACTACTAGTTTTATTTCAGGACAACCTGTACATAGTGCAACTATGGTTAATGGGGAGTATTTTGTTAATATTGTTGTCTCAATTAATAATAATACTTTACCCAACCATGAAGCTACTTGGTGTCATAGTTTTGCTACTGAGCCTACCATTAGTGATATTGTTGCAGCAATGACTGCTAATCCTATATATGTATTATCGGAACCTATGGTATTACAGAGTACATTTGAGACTAGTGGTTACTTAAATACCAGTTTGAGTAATAACGTGCTTGCTTCCTCGTGTCAGCTTAAAGGAATTAATAAGCCTTATCTATCGGTGACTGGTACCTTCGCAGTGGCTAAAGTTATTGATGAAACAGATGGTACTTGCACTTTCCCTTGGAAATTACTTAGTACTGCTGAGGTATCTTGGGGACTTAAGGATATCAATAGAAATGACCCCTTTTATTACTTAAGTACTATTCCATATAATAGTACGTATGATGGAGTTATGGAAGAAGCCTATAACTTTAGTTCTAAATACCAATTACTAGAGTATGTAAAAGGAGTTTTGCGTATTTATGGTAATACTGTATATATTATGGCTCATATTTATAGCCAGCAAGCTGACACTATAGAGATAGATGTAGATTCTTTGTATATAGCAGTAAGTTCTGGTTTAGCTAGTATTAATCATGCTATCTATGGTAATGCTAAGAATCTTGTCACTGGTGTTAATGTGGTAGGAGTCCCTCTGTTCGGTATCTACAAGTATACAGATACTAGTTATCAGGATATACTAGATTATTATGATGCACCAGCAACTGCTCATAATAGTTATACAATGACTAGGATACAAGAAGCTATTACACTAACCGTACAAGAAGTATCAATTCGTGATTTCTATCCAGCTGATAGTTGGGGAAGTTTCCGGTTTTCTAGGCAAGCAATTGATACTTATAATAAACAGCCTGATGGTTCTTATATTCTCGGTGCTTCTGCTAGTCCTGTAACTGTAACAGTGGATAAACTGATGGGTGGTGGTTTTTACATAGCAACTACCCCTGTTATTTCATTATTCCCAACTGAAGATAATGGTACTATTTTTGAATATGATAGCTTTGGGGATATGCAGATTCGTCGTAAGACTGGCCCTTCCACTTACGAATATGCCAATGTGGCTAATATCTTTGATCATAACAAAGGAAAGCTGCATCAGTATGCCATGCGTCTAGGAGCTATCCCAGGCATTACTGAGGTTCCATCCTCATATGACCCTGGAGTTAATAATCTTGGTGGAGTTCCTATTTCATTTATATATCCAGGAGCTACTTTCGTATTACAGAATGGTACACCAGTTCCAGGTTATCCTACTCTTGTAGGTAGTCTAGTAATGGATATGCACCTTAAGAAGTGGGGTAAACAAGCTGCACCATTTAAAGCATTGCTACAATTCTCTCCTATCAATGCTACGAATAATGAGGCTATTTCCTATACTAATTTCGGTATGGATTCTGGTATCCTAGATGCTAATGACATGAAGATTAAACTCTTCGATGTTAATCCGCAGGTAGGTTTTATTCGCTATGGAAAGATAGGATATTATCGCTTAGGATTTACCAATGCTCTTGAAGTATTCTTCAATTTCCGCACATCCTTCACAGGAAAGATTGTATTAGATGGGAGTGTGGATAATAGGGATTTGGAAATAGGAATTCAACATAGCGAAGATTTCACTAACGTGAGAAGTTGTATAGTGAATTGTGATATTGAAGCTCGTTGGCATACTATCTCCATTTACGGAAAATTCGATTTACAGTACATTGAGTTTCGCGGTAAGATGTCTTCACGTAGATAATTGAGGAGAATTAAAAATGGCAAAAAATGTATATGACCCGAGGACTAATACGTACACTCCTATGGTAAGCAGTGTTATTGGTTTTGATCGCACTACTGGTCAACCAATCTATGGTGATGTCCCTATGATTGGAGGAGATGCCGGTAAGAATGATAAGTGGTATGAACAGCGGAAAGCTCAATATGAAAAAGATAGGGTTAATACTACTAACACTCAAACTTCCTTCACAGGTATTCAAGATCCTGAAACTGTAGCTGCTATCAAGCAGGCGTTACTTACTACGGCTGCTAAGGGTGATAATCCTAATAGCTCTAGTTCTGGCACCTCTACTGAGGTAGCTAAGATTGATTCCACTCTAGCTGATTATACCAAGAAGGCTGCTTTTGAGGATGCTGCAGCCCTTATTCAGCAAAGCTTAAATAAGAGTATGGAATCTCAGCGTCCTGCTATTACTAAAGCAATTGAAGGTGCCGGTACTTCTGCTTCTTCCATGCAAGCACTCCTTTCACAAAAGCTTGCATCTCAAGCATCTATTGATGCAGGGGCTTTGGGAGCAGAGCAAGCTAAGGCTTATGGTAATATCTCTGCCAATCTGCTAGGAACTCAGGGTAAGCTTGTAACCGATCAGCAATCCTTAACCTCTCAGTATGCAACTGATATTGCTAAGCTCGGAGATCTACTTAAAATTCAGCACGGTAGCCAGTCTATGACAGATTACTTCTCAGCAGATGAAATGAATCCTAAAGATGGTACTGCTGGTAAGTATGCTGCTCCATCTCTTGGAAAAACTAATCTCAGTAAAACTAGTTATGGTACATACTACTAAAAGGAATAATCATGGGCATTCTTGAAGACCAACTAGCTGGTATGGTAGATAGGGCTTCAGGGGATTACTGGGATCGTAATGATCCCGGTTTTTCTTCTCCTGCTGCATCTAAGACCATCACGAACTCTAATATCAACTCAGATCCTACTACGCAAGAAGTGGGATCTTCTTCTCGTCTCATCACGAATGTTCCTTCTCTTCGTGATCAGGCTTCTACTTTCATTGAATCTCCTAAGCAACCAACGCAGAATATTCAGAATCCTGCCAATAATTCTCATCAATTTGTGCAAGATTATCAGAAGCGAATTATGGAAGCTCCTACCTATGAAGCGAAGAATACGCTCATGGCAGAATTCCGTCAAGCTGCTGAGGCTAGAATCGTAGCTGCGCATCAGGCTGTCAGTAAGGTTGCAGATAATGACATGCAGGTTCCTCAGTGGCGTCAGCGTCTTAACCAAGCAGTGGAACTTGATAAGCGCAATCCTGAACTTCAAGGTCTTGATTCTGAGTTAACAGCCAAGATTCGTGCTGAGACTCAGCGTCGTGAAGGAGAAGCTCGCAAGGTTACAGGAGAACTTCTCAAGTCTAATCCTCAACTCTCTTCCTTCATTTCGACTGTAGAAGATACGCTGAAGACTGGCCAAGCTCATGCTGAGAAACAGTGGCAGCTTAATGTGCGAAATCTTGACAAAGAAGAGGCTAAGAAGGAGGCAGCTGCTCAGCTATTGGCTGGAACTGATCCTAACGTTCGTGAGACTCTTGTTACTAAGTTTCCTGATCTTAAGGATGATGTTAGCATGGCTCGATTTGCCACGCAGAATCCTAAGGAAATGCTTCCTATCTTGCAAGGTACTATTCCTCCAGAGGATTACCTTAAAGCTGGCTTAGCTGGTAATAAGGCTGCTAAGATGATGGCAGTTCTCGAACAAGCTAAGCGTACTGGCATGGATGAGAAGACAGTTGCAGGAGATGTAAACTATGCTCAACAACTCGTGGATAATCCGGCACTTCTTACCAAAGAACTTCAGCGTTATGGTCTAGCTCAAGAAGCTGCGATGATGAAGAAGATGGAAACATCTCTTATTGCTGGTGGCCAAGATGCACAGAAGCAGGCTAAACTAGCTTCTATTGGCTTAGTAGATAAGGTTCTCTTCAGTCGCAATAAAGAACGCATTGAAAGTAATATTGAGAATTGGCCTACTATTCCAGGTAAGCCTTCTATTCTCTCTACTCCTGAGGCTGCAACTGCATACCAGACTTTAAAAGAAGCTACTGGTAAGCAACCTTCTCTGCAAGCTTTCGCCTCTGCTTATGTCGGTAAAGCCGGTATTCCTGCAGAAGAGCGCATTCGTAGACAGCAGCAGATTGCTGATTCCTACTCTGCTACTATGCAGAAGCTTGGTAATGGAGTATTGCATGTTCTTTATAACGAAGGATACGTTAAAGATCGTACTCGTGAGATGATGGTTCGCACTGGTAAGAGTGCTGTGGATAGTATGGCTGGTAGAATAGGAGCTGCAGTAAAAGATTCCTTCTCCCTCAATAATCCATGGAATCCCTTAGCTATGCCGGGGATTGCAGCTAACGCAGTTCTTAAGCCTATCGTTCCGACTCTCGATGAGTTCATGAATGGTTTAGTAAACGGAGGTAAGTAATGTACGATCTTCCTAGTCTAGATTCTACTTCTAGCAAACAACAAGAATTCATTCCTCTTCAAGCCAATGAAGATCTGAAGACTCATATTGTCTCAGACCTCTTTGGTGGAGCAGAAGCTGCAGTAGTAGATCTTGGAGCTTCTCTATACAACTCTGTTATGCCTGAGAAGTATGAAGTCTCCACGAGAGATCTTCTGTCTCGTACCAATTCTAATGCACTTCGAGTGTATGAGGAACATCCTGATGCAGTTCAGGCTGCGTCCTTTATCGGAGGCATTTTTCTTCCTACCGGCCTAGCTCTTAAAGGTATTGGAGCTACTCGTGCTGGTATGAAGGGTCTTAATTGGTTCTCGGAAGCTGGTAAGATCGACCAGATGGGTAAGGTCAATGATCTTATTAAAGCAGGTAAGATGGCAACAGAGGAATATAAGGTCGCAACTCGCGGATTATATTTGAGGAATGCCGCAAACATGGTAGTAGATAATGCAGCCGCTGAGCTTGCTATTGTCACTACTATGAATGCTCACCCGTGGATGGAAGATTATGTTAAGGATCCTCTTACAAATTTTAGCATTGGTGTTCTTGCTGGTACTGCTCTTACTGCACCCTTCTCCCATGTCGCTTCTAAGATGGATGTAAAGAAGCTTGGGATGAATGCTTACGAAGAAGCTACTTCTTCTGTATTGAAAGGTAGTAAGGCTGTAGAGCAAACTCAAGACTATAGCCTGCAGATTGCACAGCATCAAGATAATATCAATAATTGGGAGAATCTTCTTAATACTGCTGGCACCACTAACACGTACAATGACCTCACTAAGCAATTAACTGAGAGCTTTGTGCGTAGCAGTAAGTCTGCCCAGATAGATACTTTCAACAAGATGGCTTCTGGAGAGCTGGCGGCATTTGCTGAAAAGAGTCCCGAGTTGCGAGATTCTATCATAAAGCAAATTAGCGCAGAGCCGGAGCGTTTCGCTGGCATCAATACTATTAAGTTTGCTTCTGCTGGAGAAGAAGTAGATTTCCTCAAAACCTCTTACGACAAATTATTCTCTTCTACCAAGATTGGGAATGATATTCCTCTTACCAAGCTCAAGCAGACAGCTATAGGTACGGAGGTTGTCAAGGATGATATGGTATTCTCTCCTACCTTCAATGCCTTTATTCGCAAGAGTGATCTGAAAGGTTATGGAGTAGCTGCTGACTTGATTCAAGATGAGAAAGCACTCACTGCTTCTCTTGGTAAGAACTGGCACATTCAACCTAATTATGATGCAGACTTCGAAAAGCTTGCTGAAACTTCTGCTTACTTGGATGCAGATCATTTACGCAAGCTAAAAGCTGTAGATGAGATGCCAGAGTCTGAGTTGGCTAATATGGTTATCCATCCAGAGGATGGAGCGACTCTTAATGCCCTGATCTCTCGCCTCAGTAAGATGGCTGCTGAAGGTAAGGATATTACTTCCTTTAAGACTACACTCACGAAAGAGAAGCCTAACTGGAATAAGATTGAAGAAGGTTTTGCTTTAACCGAGATCAAACGCATCAATGCAGCTAATAGCGGTATTGGTGTAAAAGCTACTTATATGCAAGACATGGCTACTAAGGTAGATGATGTCTGGGATAAGTTCAATCTTATGTCTGGTGGTAAGATCTCTTCTACTGCTCGTAATATGCTTGATGGCTGGAAGCGAGCTGGTAAAGGGATGACTGATTTTAGAAAGGCAGTAGATGATGCGTTCCGTCCTAGCCAATATACACGTCATGGAGTTCCTCAAGAACATATCTCAGCTGTTAAGGAAATCTACGACTCCGCAGCCTCTAAGGCTTTACGTCAAGAATTATCTCAGTTAGCAGATTCTGAGGGTAATATCTATTTATATCGTGGATTGCGCCGCTCTGCCTTCTCCTCTGCTACAGTAGAATCCTATACTACGAATGCAGCTAAGGCTTCGGAATTCGGTACACCTAAGCTTTATAAAGTTAAAGTGCAGGATATCATGGGCGGTATTAGAGATATCCCGGGAAAGGCTGGCTATGGTAAGAGTCAAGAGATTCTTGTAATGGCTCATACCCGTGATGTTCTGGATAGACTTCCTCTTGCCCAGCAAATTGATGCCCTTCCCTCTGAGTTCAAGTCTCTCTCACACTTTGGCATTGATGAGAAGGGATTCCATGGATTAGAGAAGCAGAATCTCAAAAACCTCACAGCTAATGCTTATGATGATTTCATTGCATCTAAGCCTTACAATCCTTTAACTGACACTCAAGAAAATTACAAGGCAGAGGCTACTAAGTATATCAAGGCTCAGCTTGATGATCACATTCAAAGCATCAATGATTACAAGGCTTTGAAAGCTCTCAATACTGAGAAGCAGAATAATTCAGCAGGTATGATGGATCTTGTAGAAACTCTGAATAAGGTTAAGCATGATGATATTAAGATGATGCTTGGTATGGGAATTCCTCCTGAGGTTATCTCGCTTCGTACTAATACTCCCATTGATGCTATTATTCATGTCGCGGGTGGTGGTAATATCGCAGACGTGAATACTCGCATGTATGCAGATGCTTCTGCTGTTGGCACGTATCTTACGCCAGAGAAGAGAAGTATTGTGGTAGGGACTACTACGTCCAAGATTCCTGTTGCTGAGATGAGAGCTAGTATTCATACTGGTATGATGAATGAGGCTGATTCTTTAATCAAGCAATCTATTCTTCTTTCATCGAAATCCTCTATCTTGCAAGATCTAGGTTCGTTTATCTTCTCTAAGGATAATGAATTACGCTACAAGATGTTGAAGGATGCTTTGAACAAGGTAACGCCTTCGGCCTTAGGATCTCGCTTCTTTAGCTCAGCTGACTTTGTGCTAAGAGACATGGGTGATGCAGGTCAGATCATTGCTGCTATGGGCAAGGATTCTTCGCACCTATACGATAAGTATACCAAGCAATTAGTGCAGCCTATCTCTCGTAGCTTTGAAGCTATCATTAAGGATAAGGCTGCTATCATTGAATTCAATACTGCCCGCGAGGTGAATGCTTCTATCAAGGGTTATAGAGAATTCCGTGATGGACAGTTCTTTGTTCAAGATGAAGTGAATCCTACTCTTATTCTTCCTTCTGGGGAAGAGATCAGAAATATGATCCCTGCCAAATGGAAAGGACAAGACTTCTCTATTACCACTCCATCCGTATTAGATGCTTTCGAGCAGATGCAGAAGGTAGGCAGAGAGATGTTTGAAATGAACTCGGCCTATAGAAAGATTCTAGGTCAGCAGCCTCTTTCTGACATGGGATACTGGATGCCTGCATTCAATCCGCGTGGTAAGTATATTACCTATGTAATGGATAATGTTGATGGAACTACACGTCTCTTGCACGCTAATACTCCTGCAGAGCTAGTGAGTGCTGAAAACGCATTTGCTGCTACTATGCAGAATCGCTCAGCAGGTACGTGGAAGTTTGTTCGTAAGGGTGAAGATCAAGCTCTATACAATAAAATCGAAGGTCGCCATGATCCTATGTTCATGAGCGTTGCAGATATTAATTCTCTTCACGGAGGTTCCTCTGCTAGTGCTATGGTATCTACTAATGCTAATGTCTTCTCTGAGTTAGCTAATGGATATGAGCATTACATTCATCGTAGTGTAGCTAACCATCTTGAGCTTCAGTACAGTGATGTACTCCAGCATCTTGATGCTCTATCATTCCATGAGCGTAAGTTAGTGGAAGGGCAGCCTGTATCTAGAATTCAGAAGGCTTTAAACATAGTTGATGACGCAGGTCTGGCAGCTAAGAATTATATTCTGGGTCGTAGTAATCTCAAGGAATATGTTGGCTGGCAAGATGCTCAGAATGGTATGCAAGTTATGGCTGAGACTGGGCTGCAAACTATCAATAAGCTCATGGATCCTATCCTATCTCCAGCTAAAGGACTCTTTAACAAGGGTAAGAATCTTAGCGATAAGGAATGGGAACAGCTCGTAGTGGATATGGAGAATAGAGGTATTCCTAATCCATTCAAAGACTTGGATGCAGCTATAGCTAAAGAGAAGTACCATGTAGAGAAAATCTCTCAAGCTCCTAATATGACGGCTCGCACTGTAGCTTTGAGTAATAACTTAGCTGCCACACTACTGCTGAAGGTATTTGAATTAGGTCAGCCACTAGTTAATATGCTGTCGCTGCCTGTTCTTACTTCTGCTGCAGTACAGCGTCAGTTCCCTTCTTCATACCTAGGAACTGCGCTAGCACCTAACTTCCATATGTCTACTACTCGAGCAATGTATGATGGTATTAGGTATATGAAGCACTCAGAGTATGCTCCTCTCGCAGCTAAGGCTAAGGAACTTGGTGTATTAACTCCTATCATTTCAGAAACGAGCGAACTCTTGCAGATGGCGCGCAGCTTCAATCCCGGAGCTATGCAAAAGGTAGAGAATGCACTCAATTCTAAACTAGTTGAATTCTTATCTACTCCTGCTGTCAAGTCTGAGGAAATCGTTAGAGAGATGAGCTTTGCTACTGGAGTCTCTCTTGCGAAGAAGGCTTATCCTGGCTTGAGCGATGCTGGTGTTATAACCTTTGCTCGTAACTTTGTAGATACTGCAGTAGGAAACTACAATCCGGCCCAGCGTCCTACTATGTTTCAAGGTACTATTGGAACGGCAATGGGATTATTCCAGACCTATATGGTAACACTAGGTCAGCAGATCTATAGGAAGGCAGAACTAAGAGATTATAAGAACTTGATGAAGATGATGTTAACGCAATCTACTTTATTCGGTGCTAAGTCTCTTCCCGGATTTAATCAGGTAAGTGAAGCTATTGGGGAGCATTTCTCAGATGATCATATCGACCTTACTACAGGGACTTATAGAGCTGTTCCAGATGGAGCTGCAGATCTCATTCTCTATGGCTTGCCTTCTAACCTTGGCCCTGCTGTCTACACTCGTGGTGACATACAGCCTAGAGTTCCTAATATTGCGGGAGGTTTACAGAACCTTGCGGCAGTTAATCTCTTAGGTCAAGCAGTAGATTCAGCTCATCAGCTCATAAAAGTTACCAGCCATATTGGTGATGAAGGATCTAGTAAAGCTTTCGCAGAGGCTCTCTCGATTCAATCCTTATCTCGCCCTATTGCTCGTATGAGTGAATTAGTAACTGGGCATAGTATTACTAGGAAAGGAAATGAAATTGCTAACAGCGATGAGATCTACTCTACTCAAGGTATTCTAGCTCGTATCTTTGCTACTCGAGGTATCCGTGAAGCTAAGGCTAGAGAGGCTCAATATCTGAATAGTATGTATAACAGCATTGATGCTAATGTAAGAAGTGAAGCTATGGCTCAGCTCAAAGGTCATATTAGAAGTGATACTCTTACACCTGAGATTGTAGAGCGAGTTCAGGAGAAGTATATGAGAACTGGAAGTCCTAAGGGCTGGCGTAGTGCAGTTAATATAGCTTTACAAGATACAGATTCTCCTGGAGTTAGTGCTGTAAGAAATCATCTAGCTCCTGGATCTCCAGCTAATATGATGATTGAAGATCTTGATTAAGAAAGGAGGTGATCTAAATGGCTGGTAAAAAAGGCGGCGGTAAGAAGTGCTAAGTTCCTATTCTAAATAGGCAAAAAGAAACCCCACTATCTGATAAGGATGTGGGGTTTTTTATTAATTTCAATCTTGTGCGTTGAATTGAGAGAAGTGATGTCTTAGAAGCATTGACAGATGCTTAGCTTCATGCTTTGCATCCCACAATGCGTGGTGCTTAATACCCTCGAATTCTATAGGAGCTTTAATATCCTTATACAGATTCTTGAGAGTACGATAGCAGCGATTGTTGAAACCAAAAGGATTCTTCATACCTGCTGCTTCATAAGCAGCTGCTACGATAGGCTGATCGAAGTCTGCCCCATTACCCCAAACAAACTTCTGTCTAGCAGGTAGACTACGAAGCCAGTCGCTGAACTGTCCTAATACAATATGGAGAGCAGCAGTTCCTGAGAAAGCTTCATCACGAGCTTCAGCAGATTGCTTACTCCACCAAGCTAAGGTAGCAGGATCATCCTTCAATCCATACATATCCTTCTGTGAAGAATGCCAGATTGGTGTATAGAATTCATGCCTCTGATCTGTAGAAACAGCTCCTATACTAAGGATACAGCATCCTGGAGCTGTACCAGTAGTTTCGATATCCAGAACAATATCCATAGAGTTAGCGATTAGCATCATCATTCTCCTCATCTACCCTGAAGGTACGCTTACCAGTTTCTACTTCGATCTCTACAACAGCAGGGACAGGATGCAGAGTATCGAATACCTCCTGAGCAATATCCTCGGCTTCTTCACCAAAGATAATGGTAGGCTTAGCTCCACTTACTCCCTTATCTTTGTTATAATGACCCCGAACAGCATAGCTCTTATCCTCAGGAACTGTAGCGTGCTGGAAGAATACTATCTGGCCAATCCTCTCTCCACCATTCAAGACGATAACATGGCAGCGGGTATTATTCTTCAGTTCCATAGTAAGCGCAGAACCGTGCCAGCCAGCATCACACCAGCCTGCGTTCATATGTTCTAAGAAGATACGACCACAAGAAGACTTCAGTTTGAACATAGCACTGATAGTGTTAGGTAAGTTGAAGAGTTCTACGGTGTGAGCTAAGATACATTCACCGGGGAATAGCTTGAAAGGGCCATCCTTGCTGAACTTATGAACACGTGTATGAAGCGGCTCACGCTTAGCAAGAGAGATCTCATAAAGATCAGGGAAGTCTTCGTTGTTTGGCATCTCTACGAGAATCTCATCCCCAAGACGCACATCAATAGAAGCGGAATTAACTTGATCTAAGTGAACGTGAGTAATAACTCCCGCATCAATAGCATCAAGAAGTTGAACATAAGACATTAGCATGGTGATTCTCCTTAGATAGTTTTCACATTGTACAACTTAAAGATCTCCTCGTACTTCTCATCCCATGCACGAGGATTTAGTGCAATGAGTCTAGTAGACATTGCGAGGCGTAAGTCCCCATCTGTCCATAGCTCTTGTTCTTCTGTTAAAGCATTGTGTCTGATACCGCTCCAGCCTATCTTCTTCAGTTCAGAAGAAGTCATGAAGTCTGGGTGATCTGGACGCTTAAAGTCTTCCATCATAGTTTTATACCCTTTCTCTGTGATACGAATCATACCAGTTCTTTCTCTGTTAGGAAGTCATGCAAGAGAAGTTCTGGTGCCCACTCCTTGACATCTTCATGCAGAGGCATATATCCCTGTTTATTCTGCAAGGTAATAACTTGAATCTTACCAGCCGACATCAAACCCTTGATAATATCGCCTAGTTCCGAAAGCTTAGTGAGATCTTTACATACAAGTTTCCATATCTCATTATGCGTCATAGGTTTGGTTGCTTTGTTTAAAGCGTCTAGTACAATATTAGCAATGTCACTATATTTGCTCCGACCAAATTCTCCTAGAGCTTTAGGCATCTTGAGTTCTGTGTAATGTAGGAGTGTATTAGCTTTTAATGCGTCATCTTTATTTATCTCGGTACGTAGATCAGCGGCTGCGAAAATAATACATAGTTTAAGTAGGTGAGTAAAGCGTCTGGTTCCATAAGATTTAAACCTAGGATCGTCAACGCCATGAAACTCACGATACATTCTATCAAGAATTTGTTTTGCTTCTTTACTGAATGTAACTTCTCCACTGATCTTCTCCTTAATGTCAATCAGCTTTTGTGTTAAGGCATCTCCTAGACTTGCATCTGGAATCTCAGGGAAGGTAATCTTGATTCCTGTCTCTTCTGCGAATACAAATAGAATTCGAGACATGAAACCATTTCCTAGAGCTTCTGGAGGAATTGTAAGAGCCAGACCTTGAACTGTGTTTCCTGATAGAATGTTAACTGTAGGTTGTTCTACTACTACACTCTTGCCATGAATCTTGGGATGCTCGTAAACATCTACGTTATCCCATAGCTTGGTGAGCATAGTAGCGAACTCCATATTGTTCTGACCTAAGAAATCACCGAACTCATCTGCTACGATATATATTTCACTGGGTTTATCTACTAAGAGAATCTCGAGGTCTTCATCAAGGTCTTCTAGCTCAGGTGGTATCATCTCCATTAGGAAGCGTTCTTTACTTAGTCTATCCGGTGCGAAGCGTTTATATCCCGTGTTCTTGAGAAGTTTCTTTCCTATACTTATAGCAGAGCTTTTTCTAGTTCCTGGAGCTCCCATGAGTTGTATATACTGATTAGGGTATATTTTACTATGCCCAAAAGGAATATATACATTTCTTCCAAGGAGCGTCCCGATGATAGAGACGGCAGTCCAGCGGTGATATACTATTGGACTTTCGCTCCTACCAACATATTCGAGATACTCTGAAAAGAAACACATGATACTACTCCTCGTCGCATTCCTTTTTACAGAATACGTACATAGCTTTAGAACAGATCTTAATATCTAGGCTTTCCCAACACCAGACAATATATTCAGGATCAGTATATGAGATTTCATCTGGAGTCTTTCCTTTATACTTACCAAAGGAAAGAGGTGTTTCATCCAGATCAGCATCTGTCTTAGCCAACTCTTTCTCTAAGTCCATAATTAACTCCTATTTATATTCTACCATGTTACCCCAATCAGACCCAATCTTGTAGTCTGTTGGAATAAGAAGAGAACGCCCATGAACTTCCACAGGATTTTGTAAACAAGCTACAACACTAGCTCTGAGGTCATCCCTACCCTTTAGAAACTGGAAGAGAATCGAGTCATGAATCTGAGCTTTGAGTCTGATAGCCGCTTTGCTTTTCTTCACAAGTTGCCACACTTTCCACAGTCCTATGTTTAGAATACTGACACTTAAGTTCTGTGGGCCATGAGCTACTGCTGAACGAAGCATGTTATGATTCTTGGTAATATCCCCGAAGAAGTATCGTGTATGACCAAGCGGCGAGACTAGCATTTTCGTAGTTGCAATGCAAGCCTTAGTTTCTGCATACCATTCCCGTACTCTGGGGAAGGGTTTATGATACGACTCAAGGAGATGATTCGCAAACTGTTTGAGAGTAATGCTTCCTTCAGGAGGTTTATCTTCCATACTAATGTTAACTCCTAGCACAGATGCTGCAAATAGAAGATTTGCTACACCAGCATTCTCAATGAAGGTAGCAGCACCCATCATGTAATTTGTGCCATGAACAATCTTCTTCAATACTGCGTTACGGAATTCCTTAGTTACTTCTTCATAGGGCATACCAAAGAAGAGAGTACCTAGAGATTTGTAGAAGTCCCTATCCTTGGATTCCAGCGCAGCAATGAGATGTGTTTCTTGTGACAGATATGCAGTACATCTAGCTTCGCTCTGACTATTGTCGACTTCACACAACTCATATCCCTCGTCAGCTTGAAGCATAGGCTTAGCATAAGGCGGTATATTCTGGACTTGAGTCCCGACCCAGAAGGAAGAAGAGTTGCAAGAAGCGCGTCCTGACTCAGTTCCGAAAGGATTAATAGAATATAGCAATCTGGAGTTAAGTTGATCGAAATCGAAATAGGTTGAGATTGCCTTAGCTGCCTCTCTATATTCTCTGATAGCATCTGTAATGCGTAAGAGGAATGGATGTTGTTCTCCAATAGCAGCGAGATTCTTTGCATCAGTTCCTCTAGAATTTCTAACCTTCTTTCCATTTACTTTCTTCATCCCTATATGAGGATCCTTGGCTCCGAATACATCATATACATAAAACTGTACTTGCTTAGGAGATGCAGGATTAAAGCTAGGATCAGCAAACATTACTCGCAGAGCTGCGAGATTCTTCTCAACCTTAGCTGATGCTTCCGCTCGCATCTTAAGGCGTACATCTTGATTGACAAGTATACCCTCAAAGGCAGTATAAAGAAAAGGATAGACGAACTTAAATTGTGTTGCATAATTCTTACGAGCATACGCCGGCATGTTGCGTAGATAGTGTATTGTAAGCCTAGCAGTGTACCAAGTATCGCGTCCATTATAAGCCCAATATCTAAGAATATCTTTCTCTTTAGAGGCTTCAGCTGCCTCAGCTTTCCACTGAACATAGTCAGGAATATGAACAGATGCAACAAAGTCTAAACTCTTTGGTAGAGTTGAGAACTCTGAGTGCATCATAGCCATCGTGTCAAGGCACCAATTGTTAGGCTCAGCATTATACACGATAGAATGAAGAACATCGTACATACCGTTATGCATACTTTTAGCATGAGGGAGTGCATTGACCTGCTGCATGAACTTGATAGCTTTGCCGTAGTCTGTGTCTGTGACCCAATGTTCTTGCATGAATGAGACAAAAGGAAGAACGTACGTAGAAAGCTTGAAATCAGCAGAAACAGAAGTCCAAGAACAGCAAGTAATAATAGTATTGCTAGAACGGAGAATGTCATTTTCATCCCTATCTTCTATGGTGGCAGTCTCAATGTCATAGGATAAGAAAACACTTTCCTGCATATCAAGGAAAGCTTTCTCAAACATATCAACTGAAGTGAGTGCAGTGAAAGAGAATTCTTCAGGCTTATTAAAGATTGTTTTAAACTTATCTAGATCTTTACCAAGTAACCATGCCCCATGATCTACTGTCTGCGTATGCGTGAGAGAGTTGCAAACGATAGCAGGAATAGAGAAGTTAAGACGAGAGCCTCGATACATATCAAGGGTAGGCTTATCTCCTGGAACGCAATTCTTTAATGTATCCGCGTTACAAATAAGAATAGCCTTACAACCAGAAGTCTGTGCCTTGGTTAGAAGCTCGGAAATGGTGTAAGGCTGTGAAGATGCAATAGCTTCCAAGCCTCGTTGACGTAGATGATATTGCAGTACAGGCAGATAGTTTCTTTCTGCTGCTGTATAATTAACTAGGATTCTCATTTTATAATCTCACAAGAAAGCCAAAGGTTCTTTTATCTGTTTTGTTAGGAAGCCCTAACTTAGTAGGATGAGGATCATGCACTTCAATTCCGTCGCATCCTACTACACTATGGTGTACTCCAGGAAATCTAGGAGATTCGTCAGAAATCTCATGATAAATTGGAGCTGATATTTTGCATTGCTGCTTCCATGACTCTATATCCCAGGCTGCTACATTCATAAAGAATAATCCCATAGGCTCTAGAAATTCTTGAAGCCTCTGATTACAAGTGTCTACATCTGGATTATCTATCATGAAGTGTGGAACTTCTTTAATATTCATTCTAAGTAAAGAAGCTAATACAGCACGGAAGCAATCTCCATATACTCCATTATCAGGATCATGAGGGTATACTTGTTCTTGGAAAAACATGTTGTTACTCCTTGTTATCTATTTCCTTTTGTTTACGAACACCGTAGCGATAATCTTCTTCACTGATACCGCTACTCTCTTCCTCCTCTTCATCAGGAGGAATGTAATCTTCTAGATCTTCATCCTCTGTAGAGTCAAAAATACTTTCTTTATCTCCAGCCATAGCGATTCCTCCACCAAAGTCTGTAATTGATATTCTCGTTGATAAGAATAGCATTATCTCTACGCAAGCGTTGAAGATAGAATTCTCTATACATTGTATCCTGTTCTTCACGTTGAATAGAATCAAGAATCTTTCTCTCCTTCTCTTGATATTGATTCTGCCAATCTTGAGAAGTCTGCCGACGTTCTATCTCTTGGATGCTTTCTGCCTCGGATAGAATAGGAATTACCAAGAATACAATCAAGAAGATCTGGCGCATTTCCTCTTACTCCTAGAATATATTTGAAAACAGCTTCATCTTGTTTAGCTACGAAAACATCTGAAGCTAGTAAAGGTCTACGAGAATCCCTGAAAGATTCTCCACTCCATCCATCGAAGCTAACGGCGAACCCTAGCTGAAACCCTTCTTTCAGAAGCAATGCCATTTCTTCTGGAGTTAATTTCGATAAGATAGATTTCCTGCGCTGCATCTCTGATTCGTTCATCTTCTATCCACTCCCATATATAAATACCTTTGCCTCTTCCAGCAACTTTAGGAACTTCACCAGCTTTTATCATATAACCCGGAGCTAATGCCATGAATTCCCTAAGAGAGATCGAGGTGTAGTTAGGAGCAACATTGAGCTGCTCTGCTATCTGCCTAGTTGTACCCTGCCATCCTATGTTATAGAAAGCATTCCTATATCTGTTTATTCTATTCTGCAAAGCCGCAGCCTTAGCTTCCTCTGACTTAGTTCTATGAACACGAGTCTCAGGTTCAAACAAAGGCTGAACTTCTGTGAATAGCATACGAATGAAAGGGCTTTTGCTTTTAGTTGGAATAAGTAAAGTCATGGATTCCAGTCCCCATTGCGGAGTTGCTCAGCCTTCCATCGAAACCACTCTTCATCTATAGATTCCCCTGCAAGTTCCTCCAACAGCCTAGCACCCCATTCAATGAGCGCGGTGTCATCGTAGGATAGGGATAACACCTCCTGTGCTTCGTGGTAATTGTCCATGCTGACAACCTGAGCGATGTATTCATCCACGTCAGAACACTCTTCGTGAGAGTCGATGAACTTATTAAACGTCTTCCGCAGCTTCGCGCTGTAGGCTTGCTCTCTTGCTAGATCAACAATGAATTGCTCCATCTGTAATTTGTTATTGGCAAGCAACTGGCGCTCAACTTCTTTCCACTCTTCTATCTCATGTAGAAGACGTGCCGTAGTGGCTTGCTCGGCAGCGAGTTTCTGCTTAAATTTAAGCCTGTCTTGCAAGCACTGTTCGTATATGTTCTCGCTCATTTCTCAGTCCTCCGTGGTTACTGCCTGCGTTTCTTCAGTAAATTCAAAAGAAAAGTCTTCCATTTTATTTCCCTTTTATATAAGAATCTAAATTGTACTCCCCAACCTTGTGAGCTAGGGAGTATGTTTAGATTCTAATCTTGTGGATTAGATCTCAGCAGTAGGCTTAACGATACGCATCTGCACGTTCTCGTATTCGCCACCCTTAGGATTCGGGGTTTTCTTGATAGTGATACGGCACTTGAATTGCATGCCCTTAACAGAAGCCATCATCTCACCAAGAGTAACACCTGCTGTATCTTCTACCTGCATGATTTCCTTCACACGCTTCTTGAAGTAGCCCACGCCTTGCTCAGTAGCCATGAAGGTTTCCGAGAAGATACTGCCATTAGGAACCGGAGGTTCGTTCTCAGCAGTAGAGAGAGTCTCGTCGATGACGTAGGTAATCTTCAAGCGTTGCTTAGCTTCACCTTCCTTCGTCTTGTACTTGTCGATAGCTGCATCCTTGACAGAGATAGTGTATTCACCGTTCGGAGGAGTGACGAAATCAGGAGCATCAGGAATTGCGTCAAGCGTTTCGTTAGCCATAGATTCCAGATCAAGCATCGTGTTTTGTTCAGACATTTTAATTTCCTTTAAGTTAAGAGATATGACTGCTAGGAGTAACAGTCCCCTTACACCCTCGTTAGAAGATGCAAGGAAATGTATTACTTCTTCTTATTTGAGATGTTTCAGACGCCGGTGTGTAAGACCTTGTTGAATAGCCCAGATATAAGCCTGTCTAGGAGTAGTACAATCACCACGATATACGTTTATGTTCTTTTGAGATACTAGAACTCGTACAGTCTTACCCTTTTTATGGTCATAGAACTTAATTACATTCATTTTACTTTCCTAAAGGAGTTTATCTGTGATACGACTTATAGCATAAGTAAGTTTGGCATTTGCCATAGCTAATTCAGCTACTGCTTTACTGATTTCTATTATACCAATCTGTCTAATATCCTGCACTTCTTGTTTACGCTGTTCTATTCCTTTACGTATACCCGCGTGATAAGATAAAGTCTTCTCTTCTTCTACCTGTTTCTTAGAGATGGTCATTTCAATATACCTCTTTCCATGAAGATAGCACGCATATCTAGTTCCTTGGCATTCTCGATTTTAGCATTAACTCGAGAACCTGTGATATGATTCGGCTTATATGTGCTAGAACTTCCAGCTGCGTGTTTGCCCATCTTGATCTCAACATAGATAACACTACCGAAATACTTAGCTACCTTAGCTGAGAAAGCTTTTGTTCCAACGAGAGGATAAATCTTATCTCGATTCACGCCATTCACTTCTTCTTCCACGATAAGCTCGTGAGTGATGATAGCGAAGTTTGTGTAAGTAGCAGCTTGAATGTGGGAAAGAATATCTCCTAGCCACTTAGACTGTAGACCATACTCATCCCAGCCCGGCTTGAATTCTACTGACTTCCCTGCACAAGCCATGTTGAGAGCAGAATCCCCAAGCTGAGAGCCTGAATCAAGGATAACAATATCATTATGTGTAAGATCCTTAAGGCAGAACTGAATTCCATGATCTTTACATGCAGGGTCTGAGCAGTTTGCTTTACCATGAGTATCGCAGATAAAGATAGGAGTCTTAGCTGAGAACATCTTGAGAACAGTCTCGATACCACGGGGATTATCTCGCGTGTCAGGAACCTTGATGAGAACAATCTTATCCATTTCTTCTGGAGTAAGACCACTATGCAGTAGAGTCTCTGATCCATTCTCTAAGTCAATCCAGAAGATACGCTTGAATTCTGGAATCTTAGCGGCAGTTCCTAAGAGCCGTGTCTTACCCGTCTTAGGAGGGCCATATACTAGAATGGAATGATTAGCTCTGACTGTATTTGCAGCTTTGGCTAGATCACTTAGTTTCATTCTTCTCTTCTTTCTTCTTGAAGATGTTGAAAGGTTGATTGCATGGAGCCTTAGGATGATTACGGTACTGCGTAGAGTTTTGTTTCTGTTTCTCTTGTGTCATTTAATTTCACCATTGAGTTCTTTATCAATGAGAGAAGCGTATCCTGCAATGTCATGCCAGCTATCAGCATAGTCTGGATTACCATTCAGAATGCGGCCAATCTTATGAGCTGTCATTTCGAGAGCTTCTTTCTGAGAAGGAGATAACTTACTCCAGCCCCAATGATTACGCATGATATCCTTTAAAGACTGCGTGATAGCTGCATGGCCTACGAAAGAACCATAACGCTTACCGCGTTCACTAAGAGTAGAATCTAATGCGGGAGTAGAATCAAGTTTAATGTTCTTGTCCATTTTACTATCCTTTATATATTGATGCGTGAAAGATGATTTGTGATAACATCATCGAGATTGTATTCGAAGTCATAAACAACTTCGTCTACAATAGGTGGAAGATATTCATCTAAGCGATGAAGATTACAAGTGCCAAACTGTGGGCATGGTCTCATATACTGCAAACAGCTAGAGCCACGCATGGGGAAGATGTTTAAGGAGAGCATACTTTCAATGTGCTCTACATCCATCTTCAAAGATATAAACCAGTTGAGACGATCTGATAAAGTCTTGTGGAAAGGAAGCGTGTGTATAATAGGTTGGAAACCATTTCCACTTCCTAGCTTACCTACGTGATAGAGAACCTCGTAGTCAGACTGATCTTCTCCTGCGATCTTATCTAATACGATGCTATATCCTAGAGCTTGACCACTATTCATATACATAGGAGAGATGTCATGCAGATTGAGAGCTGTCGTCTTATTCTCCATGACAGCATAGCGACCAGTCCAGCGATTACGCAAGATAATATCCATATATCCTACGTAATAGAACTTCTCATCAATGACAAGAGAGAAGCTTAATTCAACTGCTGGCTTGCCATTGAAGGTAGCTACTTCATAGTCTTGAAGAATGTTATCCAAGTGAGGGATAGCATTCATCACTAGATTCAT